CCTATACTCAATCCGTCTATACTTTTTGTTATATCTTTTCTAAATTTGCTTACGTCAAAAGGTTTACCCATATTTTACTCCTATGTGCCTATTGTTTATATTATACTATAGATATTTGTTTATGTCAAACACATTTTTATAGTTTAATCCACGTCGTTTATCCATATCTTCTAACCTTTGTATTGTGTTATTACTTTGTTTATCGAATTTTTCATCTATATGCTTGAGCATGTTTACATAACTATTATGTAGCAGATACATTCTATTTGCTCCTTGTATTCTATTTCTTAAAGTATCTTTAAGTTTTTCTACTGTTTGTTGATTTGCATTTCTTACGTCATATGCTATTGGACTTGTAATAGGCCCAATCACAAATGAATTTTCAACATATCCCAAACTACGAAAAAAGTCTACTGTATCAAAAATACTGAAAGGATTTAGTATTAACCATAACATATTAAAACTTATTTTGTGGTCCAACTTGTGGATAACTTCTAAGTTTTGTAAGAAAGTTTCCCATTTTGCACCGTATCTAATGTACTCGAATTCTTCTTTTGTAGTCTCAACACTTACAGTCCAATGTACATTTTTAAACTTACTTACACGTTCAAAAACATGACTTTTAAGATTACTTAAATTTGTATTAATACGAATTGTGCAATTGGGATTCAATTTGTCTAATAGTTCACTGTTCTCTTTCATAAGCAGAGGTTCGCCGCCTGCTAGGTAAACATTTTTAAGCTCGTGTGCATGATCTAGTATATATTTTTTAGTGTGTGCAAGAGCATTTTCATCCACTATTATTTCTTCATTTAATTCTTTTGCCCAAGTACTACTTAAACTAGAGTCACAATATACACAGGCTAAATTGCAAGTATTTCTCCAACGCATGTCAACTGTAAGAAGTTTATTATCCATCGTATTATAAGTGTCATATGATACACCAGATAAAGATTTAAGATAATAATATCTGTCACTACGGACGTTGGCAATACCCTTTGTACCGCGTTCTAGTTTGTAACAATTACTACAATTTATATGTTCCTTATTATCATACATTGCTTGTTTTATTTCACAGTTCTTATCTCCTGCAAGTATATTTTCAATTGATTCGTTGTTAATATCACCTATTTGCTCGTTACTTAAAACACAGTTTTTGACTTTACCGGTAGGATTCATAATGAAACCAGTCCAGGGGACAGGGCAAAATGTTCCTTTTATTGCACGTTTAGGATCCATGCCCAATGCTTATCTCCTGCAATCTTAACTTATTTTTTTCGCATGTATTCCAAGTGTTTAGTACAGTACTGCACCATACATCTACAGGTGCACCTCCTTCGTTTTGTGTATCTACCTTACCTGGACGTATTAAAACTAGTCTACACTTGCTTCTTTGTTTGAGGTTATAATGTGCTTGATCAAGTGTTTGCTTTTGTAATCTATATTCTTCCAGATCAAAAGATGAACTACTGTGTGTGGCCATTATACTACTTATATTCCAAATTATTTTGTTAGTATTGTGCCACTGATGCCATACTTTGTATAGTAATTCTGTTTGAGCAAAACCTACCTGAGCGTTATTAATAAACCAATCACATTCAACAATAGGACCTACAACTTTTTGTAAACTACGAATATTTCCTCCTGTCCTGCGACTAAGCCCAATAATTTTGTGTCCTTCATTTGTGAGTAGTTCGCTAAAACATTTACCTATTCCTTCTGTATGCCCAGTGATTGCTATTTTCATATCCAAAACCTTTTTATTCCGGGTCTACATGCTTCTTCTAGTTCTAGAAATGTAATCAATTCTTCAGTGTTGTCATGCTCAACTGCTACACCTTGCATTTTGATGTCTCTTGTAAACCAGTTTTTATATTTTACATTCAGTGGCTTTGGTGTATCCAAAAAAGCAAACTCGTGCCGCATGTTATGTGTTTTACAATATGCTTGTATTTGATTTAACACGCCTACATTCAAACAACTAACAGTAGTCCAAGTATCCAATTTCATATTTTTATACTGTTTGCTTGTTTCTTTATAATACATAAGATTATTTTCAAAAGTTTTCCATTCGATAGGATACCTTATATATTCATGAACTTTATTCAATCCATCAAAACTTACAGTAACAATTACAGTAATGCCTCTATCTAGTAAAGATCTTAACTGCTTAATTTTTATATTTGCATTTGTATTGATGCGTATAATCTTAACATTGTCTGGCAAGTTATCCAATAGATTGTTGTAATTTTCACTAATACTAGGTTCTCCGCCGTTAATATCTAATTCAACTATACGTTCTATAGGAAGAGTCTTATATAGTTTGTAGTTATCTTTAACAACTAGAGCTCTTTTAAGATTTCCTATTCTAGTACTTAAATTAGGATTACAAGTGACACAAGCACTATTACAATAGTTGTCAAGAGTGCCTCCTAGTTGTATGTAATTTTTGTCAAACTTACTAAGAATTTTATCACGTTGCATACTGTTTAATCTAATACTTGTATTGTTTAACTGTTCTGTTTGTTTGCAACGTACACACTCTTTGGGCCATTGGTCTCTATCCATTTTGGTTTGTAAAGTCTTTATCCAATTACTTTTAACCATATCTTTATATGTGGAAAACTGTTGCCCATCTATCATATGTCCACAACATCCAATTGTCCCGTTGCTATTTAATCTTGCATAATGTTTTATTCTTGGACAATACATTTATTATATAAAACTCGACTTTTGCTTTGTATGTATGAATTTATTTCTTCTAGTGTAGCAGGTTTGTCTACAAACTTATTGTATATAAGATTATCTAAATCTATCCAGTGTGTAGGTGCAATAAAATTGCCAGAATGTTTACTTTGATTTTTATGTATGGAAATATCTAATGTACTAATATCTTTTATAGTTATTATCCCAGAATAGTGTTTATACAAATGACATAACCACATATACTGCGGCATAAAGTGTCTGTTAACAAGTTCACCACATTCTATTAGATTGACAAGAGTTCTTTTGTCATATAATTTATTGTGTTGTACGTATGTATTTACACCACTATTGAACCTATTATGTGCTTCTCGCCAGTAAACTTCTATATTATTTGTGTGTTTATCTATACTACTATTATATATCTTTTTTATACATAGTTCTGCTAAACTACTACTAGCATTTTTAAAAATAGGATACACAAAACGTTCTGCTGGTAATTGAAATACTGTACAGAGCTTTGGGTATATTAGTTCACTATTATAATGTATCATTGAAATGAGAGCGGCATTTCTGCCGCTCTGTTTTGTTAAGATTGTCTGTTACGAATCATTGCTAAAATGTCTTCAGCTCGTTTGCTTTCACCGCCTGTTGCTGGAGCTGCAGGTGCCGCCACAGTTTCTGTCTGTGGAGCAGGAGTAGGTGTTGCACCCATCTCTTCTGGTGTTGCTACTGGAGCAGGAGCCACTGTTTCTGCAACTGGAGTTGCCGGAGCAGGTGTTGGTGTTGTAGTTGCTGGAGCAGTTGACGTACTTGAGGTTGAGGAACCTGCTGGAGCATCTAAACCATATGGACGATAATATTGTCCCCATCTTTCGTTATCATAGGGTTGTCCATCTACACTTGCTTCGAACATTTCTTTAATGCACTGCAATTCTACTTCTGTAGGTTTTTTAGGAAGAAAGTCAGATAGTGTATTAAGACCATAGGTGTTAATAGCTGCTAACTGTGCTTCAGATAGTGCAGTTTCTTTACGAGCCCACTTACTTGTACTGTAATCTGCATACTGTCCTTTTGTAGTTTTAGTAATACGGAAATCTAAGCCAGCATTGTAATCTGTTGGCATCTCCTGTATATCTGGATCCATAAGTGCATCTTTAATTAAGTTAAAGATACTAGGTGAAATTGCAAATCTACGTATTGGATTCTCTGGTGAATCTTCTTGCAATGGGTTTTCATTTACAAACCCTTGAAAGATATAACTACGTTTCTTCCAATACTTTCTACCCATGTCTTCAAGACTTGAATCTTTAAACCAACCACGTACTTCTGTAAGTATTGGACAAGTTTCACCAAACATTTCAACACATGGTACTTGTACTACTATAGGCTTGCTATTCATATCATTCTTTACACCAGTAAATGGTAAACGAATCATAAGCCTTTCAGCCCAGAAAAATGTGTTGTTAGGATCACCATCAGGTAAAAATCTAACTGCTGCAGTTGATCCTTCTGGTATATTCCAATGTGGGTAAATTGCGTTGTCGCCGCCGCCGGTACGCTCACTGCGTGATTCTTGAGATTTAAGTTTTGCTCTTATTTCTGCCAAAGATGTTGCCATTATTTTTCTCCTTAAATGTGCCTGTTCATTAGCCTTGTATGTGCCTATACACATACTATATTTACATAGTATATGCGTTTTTATTTATCATGTCAATAAAAAAGGCACACAAAATTGGTGCCTCCTTTAAATAATTTTCTTGTGCCAATTAGCCTCGTTCAATGTCCTGTAGTTTACGCATTTGTCTTGCCACTATACTTCTTGGTGTAAGTTGATATCCTTCTTCGCCTTCGTGTATGCCGTGGTTGCTCCTCGCTTTTGACCCTACGCCTGCCATTGCCTTAAGTTTTGCAATGCTTTCCGCCACTTCGTCTACTTCCTCAATTTCTTGTACTTGTTCAACTTGTGTCTCTTCTACTTCTTGTTTGTCTTCTACCTTCATAACTTTTTTGTCGCCATACATCATGCCTAATATTGTCATAGTTTTTGGATCAAAATCATATGGACCATCTTCGTCTGTTTCTTCAGGATTGCTACTCATAGCAACTAAATCTTCACCGCCTCTTGGATCTTTCATAATATCATACATTTCACCATCTTGGTCTTTAACTTTCATTATGACATCATACATGCCTTCATCTACTTTTTCTTCTTTAGGAGCTTGTGGTCCGTCAATTTCGCCTTTTATTATATCTAGCAT